GCGAAGGTGCAGACCCACGAGGACGCGAGCTTTGGCGCGGGCGTGGCGGACGTCACCGGCGCAGCCCTGACGCAAATCCTGGCTGCGACCGGGGGCGGCAAGACCTACGGCATCGACGTCTGGCGACCGGGCGAGCAGTTCGCCCGTCTCGTCCTGACACAGGCCACGGCCGCTGTCATAGCCGGCGCCACCGCCATCCGATACCGGCGCACCGGGCGGACGCCGCCGACGCAGACGCTCACCGAGCTGATCAAGGTGCTGGCGAACTAGCGATGGCCAAACGAAACAAGAGGCGGGCCGTGAGCAAGGCGGTTCACGGCCCGCCTGAAGACAAAGGGGTGAAGCCAGTGGAAGACCCGGAGGACAAGCCGCCCGCCGCTGAGGAGACCGAACCGCCTGCGGAGGAATCGGAGCAAGCACCAGCAGCCGAGTCCGAAGAGGAGACTGCGCCAGAGGCCGATCCGGAGACCGCTGCGGAGCAGTCCGAACCCGAGGAAACAGCAGCTGAGCCGGAGCCTCCATCGAAGCCCCCGAGGGCCAAGAAGTGCCCGCACTGCAAAGCCGAGCTGTTCCCGCACGACCCCGACGGGCCGAAGGCGGGCTGTGCTCACTGCAACAGCTGCGGGTGTTGCTTCGGGCCCGACGGCAAGCCGCGTCCGGGGCACCCGGTCTGCTCACTGGCTCCAACTGAATAGCTGACGCCTCTGTACTCGTTGCCTGTGCAGAGAGGGGGGCGAAGATGGCTGCTGCCGTCACTGACGCATACGCCACGGCAGAGCAATACCGCACTGCCACCACCATCGACTCCACGGGGTCAGACGACGACATCGTCGTGGACCTCACCGCCGTCGCCCGCTACATGGAGAAGAGGCTGGGGCGCTTCTTCACGAAGGACGCCGCCGACGTAGCGCGGCAGTTCTACACCTCCCACACCGGTGCCCTGTTCCCCGAGGCCGAGAACCCCTGGAAGCTCTGCCGGGGCGAGCGCTTCCTCCAGGTCGACGATATGTCCGCCGCTCCGACGACCGTGAAGGTCGACGAGAACGCAGACGGCGTCTGCGAAAAGACCTACGCCATCGGGACCGACTGCGTCGTCTGGCCGATGAACGCCCTCAAAGGCCCGGAGCCCAAGCCCTACACCGCTCTGTTCATCCCGGACTGGACTACAAAGTCCCTGAACTGGCCGCCGGCGCGCCTCGTTGACATCACCGCAAAGTGGGGCTGGCCGTCCGTCCCCGGAGCCATACAGCGCGGCTGCATCCATCTGACGGCCATCCTGCGCCTTGAGACGCCGCGGGCGAAGAACTCTATGTCTGAGATAGGCGAGGTCCTCGGCACCTCCAAGCAGGCAAACGCCATCATCGACGAGCTCATCAGGCACTACGGGAAGATAGCGATATGACGTCTGGTCCGCTGACCATTCAGCTAGAGGGCATGGAGGCGCTGACGCGTAAGCTCGGCAACAAGGAGATCATCCTTCGCCCTGTCGCCAAGATGATCTCTGACCTCGCTCTTCTCGTTCAGCGCGAGGCGCGATCGGGCACCCCCCGGGACACTGGCGCGCTGGGGCGAAGCATCATGCGGGAGGTTCAGCCGCTGATGGCTCGTGTCTTCACCGGCCTGCAGTACGCGCCGGTCATGGAGTACGGCCGGCATCCAGGTGGACGGATGCCCCCGCCGCAGGCACTCGCGGGCTGGGCCCGGCGACACGGCTTCGGCACGTCGGCCGGGGCTCTGTTCGTCCTGGCTCGATCAATAGCCCGCCGCGGTATCAAGGGGCGCTTCTTCATGAAGAAGGCGACGGATGCTGGGCGCAATGCCCTGCCCAGGCTGGTATCACGGGCGGTAGCGAGCATGGAAAGCGAGTGGCGCAAATAGCGCGAGAAAGGGGATAGCTCCATGAAGACACCGACTGCTTACCGAGCGGGCATCATTGGGCCCGATGTCTTGGCTGCTCCCGGCACGATCACCGTCTCGGATATCAATGCCGTAGGGGTGTTTGCTGCAACTACTCATTACGTGAAGGCTGTGGCGGTCAATGCCTATGGCCGGACAACGCCAAGCGCAGCCGCGTCGATCTCGATCACGCTGAATCACCAGATCAAGGCGGCGTTCGCAGCGGTGGTCGGGGCTACGCATTACGACATCTACTGCTCGGTCGACGCCGATCCCAAGTGGGTCGGGCGGATCACGGAGGCACAACGAGCGAGCGGGATACTGATTGATTCTGTCGGCCACGTCACCGCCGGCGGCGCAGCGGGTTCGGTCTACATAACCCTCGTCGGCACGGGCCTCCAAGCGGCTACCACCGCGGCGGTGAACGTCGCCTACGCCATCCCTACAGAGACTGTCGACTGTTCCCCCGAGGTCACGACAGGCTATGAGGAGGTCCACGGATACTGCGACTTTGACCTCTCCCTCACGATCACAGGCGACGCCCAAAGTCCTGCGCTCGTCGTCGTGCCGTTCTTCTACAACTCGCTCACCAGCACCTATCACGCCGGCACTCCGATTCCCCTGACGTTCGGCGGCACTGCCGCCACCTACGGGGCGCTGCGACAGCGCATCAGCGTGCAGGTCAAGGGCAACAACGCTGTCGCACTGCTGGTCGAGTCGATAGCCGGCACCGGGGCGAGCCTTGATATCGCCTACACCCTGAGCTAGGGAGGCTGGAACGATGACCTGGGCTACCATCCGGGACGGCTTCAAGGCGCGGCTGGCTACTATCGACGGCCTGACGGCGCACGACGTCATGCCCGACTCGCTGCCGGACAAGGACGTGGCGGTCGTGCTGCCCGGCGAACCGCTCTTCGAGCCGCTGTCAGAAGACGGCCTGGTGAGCGTGAACGTGCGAGTGGTCGTGCGCTGTTTCAGAGGTCGCGGCACGGACGCCCAGGACGCGCTCGACGCTTACCTGTGGCCCGCCGGGGAGAAGAGTGTTGTGGCTGCGGTGTACCTCGACCCGACGCTCGGCGACGCGGTTGACGACACGCAGTTCGTTCTGGTCGGCAGCCACGGCGCCGTCACTGACAAACCTGGGGCGTTTCAGGCCGACGTCACTTTCCGCTGCTCAGCGGCGGCGGAGTAAGGAGACAATCATGCGACCCGGCTTAGACGTGAGCCCACAGGTGGCGACTGATGACCCGGCTAACGAGGGGCTGGGAAACCTTGAACCGCTTGGCAAGGTCAACCTGGGAGAACTGAGGTGCCAGACGACGTATCTCTCGGACGATGTCCTCGGTGAGTTTGGCGTTGGGGTATCTGCGTCCGTAACCGGGCGGTTGCAAACCATTGACCCACGAATGACGAATGTTCTCACGCCGACTGACTTTCTCCAGGTTGCACCGCCGGTTATCAGCCTTGACGCCGTTGATGTGATTGGACTGTTCATCAGGGGCGAAGGGTCCGGTGAAGGCGGCGAGTACCATTCTATGAATCAAGAGTCTCTGCGTCCGACCATCCCTCCCACAAGAGAGAGAGACGGCGAGATAGCCATTCTGGCTCTGGCATGGCCTCAGAATCCGCTCGGGGAAACTCATACCGCCATGAGGATTCGGGGCAATGCGGCGCACGCGGCCAAGGTCGGAGACTTCATACCAACCCTCAAACTCACAGACGGGACGCCACTCTTCGAGGGATGTAGTAGACTGGGGTTGCATCGGAAGGGTCGCTCCTTTCGCTGCCATGCAGCCGGACGGTCAACACCGTCGCGGCTGCCTTCTATTGTACAAGTATGTCGCCTGCAAAGCAATGAGGAGGTGTACCACGCGACCTGAAGTGAAGGATTGGGTGCAAGGCATCGTCACCGTATACCAGCCGAAAGCGCCGGTGCTGGAGGTGGGATCATATTTCGTCAACGGCACGATCCGCGATCTCTTCCCGGAGAAAGGCTACATCGGCATCGACCTGCAGAGGGGGCCCGGCGTGGACGTTGTGACCGACATCTGTAAGTCGGAGTCCCACGAGGAGTACGCCACCGTCGTCTGCTGCGAGACGCTGGAGCACATCATCGAGCCGTGGACGGCGATAGAGCGGATGTACGCGGCGCTCAAGCCCGGCGGCGTGCTGATTCTGACGACTCACTTCGCCTTCAAAATGCACAGTTATCCGTCGGATTATTGGCGGTTTACGCCTAGTGGCCTGCGCTACCTGCTGGACCGGGTAGGGTTCGCCGAGGTCCGAATTGCTGCTGAGGGCGATGTGCCTGGCGTTGGCCCAGTAGGGGTCTTCGCTGTTGCTAGAAAGCCGTGAGGTTCGAGCTAGACATGCTGCCAACTCCGCCGCTTGACGATTTCGGTGATAGTCGATTGAGAGACGCCGAACCTGCGAGCCAGGTCTATGTGCCTCTCCCGATCAGCCGAGCGACGAATTGCGCGGACGGCATCTTCGTTGAGTTTAGCATTCCAGTGGCCGCCGCCCCGTGGGGGCCTATGCAAACCGTGGCCAAGGGCATGGCGACAATTCACCGAGTCGCTCACCTTTTCCAAGTTGCTCAGGCGATTGTCGTGCTTCACGCCATTGCGGTGATTGCCCACTTCGCCCGATCTGAAGGGACCCAGAAACGCTGCAATCACCAGGCGGTGAATGCTGAATTGTCTGACGTTACCTTGACCTCCACGAGAGAGAGACACCTGGAGATAGCCACAATTGTGAGTCACGGGCTGGAGTATGCCGCCGCTGTCACGCGGCCGGACACCTCCGGCTGTAGGCGGCCTTATGCGTCGAATCCGGCCGAGGTCGGACGCCTCGTACCAGCCTTCGTAATCGGGGATGGGTCTCCAGTTTTCAATGGGGGCTGTGATAGACTGAGGTTGCATCGGAAGGTTCCTTTCGGTGCCATGCGGTCGGACGCCCCACGCGTCGCGGCCGCACTTATTATCTCCCATCTCGCCTTGGCGTGCAACGGCCTCCGCGCCGTTCGGGGGCTGGCATGAAGGTACTCGTCGTCGCGCCAGCACCCCGCTATTCGACGTTCGACGTCTACGAGGGTCATGTCGCCGGCTTCATCGCCAACGGCTGCGAGACGTTCGCGTTCGACTACGGCAAGTGGGTCAACTGGTTCGAGGAGTTTGCACGCTGGGCAAAACGTCGACGAGGCGCTTCGGCGGAGATGCTGCAGAAGATCCAGCTCAAGGCGAGCGAGAGCATCTACGTGTCGGCGCACGCGCACGAGGTCGACCTGGTCTGGACCGTGGCACCGGTGCATATCCATCCGGTGATCTTGGCGCTCCTGCGTAGGGACGGTATCCCGACGGCTGGCTATATGACGGAGTGCCCCTACGAGGACGAGAACTGGACGAAGTTGGCGCCCATCTTCCGCTACTGCTTTGTCAACGACCGTTTCAGCGTCGAGCGGTTCCGGGCACTGAACCCGCAATCGTACTACCTGGGCCATGCCTACAACCCGGAGAGGCATAAGCCGGCGGACGGCGAGCAGGACTGCGACGTGACGTTCATCGGCAGCGGCTTTCCGCGCCGCCGTCGCTTCTTCGAGGCCGTCGACTGGTCGGGCATCGACCTGCACGTCTTCGGACATTGGAAAGGTCTTCGGCAATCTCCGTTGAAGCCATATCTGACGCCGTGCATCGTCGACAACGAGCAGACAGCGGCCATCTATCAGAGGACGCGGATCGGCCTACAGCTCCACCGCGCCGACAAGTGGTACCGCTGCCGGCAAGCCAGCACGGACAAGGCGGAGAGTCTAGGTCCGCGGTCGTTCGAACTCGCTGGCTGCGGGACCTTCCAGATATCGGACTGGCGCCCGGAGCTGACGGAGATATTCGGCGACACCGTGCCGGTGTTCAAGACGCCGGAGGAGATGGAGCGGCTCATCCGCTACTACCTGAAGCACGACGGCGAACGCAAGGAGCTCGCTGCGGCCCAGCACGAGGCCGTCCGCGAGCAGACCTTCGAGAATCGCATCAAGCAAGCACTGGAACTCATAGCCGCATAAAGGAGGTGGCAGCATGGCCACGAAGACAGCGAGGAACCAGAGGCTCTACGCCGGCGCGACCGTCGCCGTCCCCATCTCAAGAGGGCACGGCTTCAAGCTCAGTATGCCGCCGGACATGCTGGAGGACACCGAGTTCGGCGCGACCTTCAAGACCTACAGGCCCGGCCTGTCGGACTTCAAGGTGACGCTCAACAAGTGGTACGACGACGCAGCGTATGTCCTGGAGGATGCGGCGCGTAACCGCACCCTGTTGAAGTTCTATTCCTACGCGGACTTCGCGGCGTCGGGCGACTACTGGGCCTGGGAAGGCTACGTCGCGCTCTCCGATCAGGGCGGTGCCATCGGCGCCATGCTCGACGAGACATACGAGATCACCGCCAGCAGCGTGGTCACGCGCATTCACCCGTAGGGGTGAAGGAAGAGGTGACTTGTGGGGCTTCTGACAGAGAAGCGAACTGAGCGCATCGACCTCGGCGATGGCGACTGGGTAGACATTCTGGTTGACCTGCCGGTGAAAGAGGCTTGCGAGATTCAGGAACTCGCTGACAAGGGCCTGACAGATCAGGCGTTGGGCCTGTTGGTTGCCGTCATCGTCGCTTGGAGTGACGCGGCGCCCGTGACGCCGGAAAACATAGCCGGTCTTAGGGCGGAACTCGCAGCCACGATCATGCAGAGATTCAATGAGCGAATGACGGCGGTCCTGAACCCAAAAGTCTCCTCGTTGCCCTCGATACGTTCATCGAGGGCGAGGGAGCGCAGCCGTATGCCGACCTCATAAGCCATCTCTGCGAGGAATATCGGTGCCTGCCGAGCCAGATCGAACGGGAGGACTGGGCGACGGTTCAAGCGATAGGGTTCTGCCGCACCTACCGCCGGGCGTCGGTTGCCTACGACGAGGGCAAACTGACAAAGGAACAGACCGACTTGCTGACGCAGGTCGACGACTGGCGGCGCGAGGAAGAGGATGGGGAACACCGCCGACCTTAGCATTCTTCTCAAGCTCAAGGACGAAGCGTCGCAGGGTCTCAAGAACGCTGGCGACGCTACTGGCGGTCTGTCCTCGAAGGTGCTCGCTCTCGGCGCTGCCCTAGCAACGGCGGCGGCGGGCTACGTCAGCTTCCGGACGATAATGGACGCCGTCAGCAGCACACAGCAGCTCGGCGCCTCCATCTCAGAGATGACCCGGCTGACGGGACTTTCCGCAGAGAAATCCTCGGATTACATCTATGCCGCCAAGATGATGGGCCTTAGCGCCGACGATCTGGGGCGCAACTTCGGCGTTCTGGAAAAGAGACTTACCGGTGTCCTCGACGGCACCGAGGGTCTGGCGGCCAGCGCCGGCCCCATCGCTCCCATCCTCGCTGATATGGGTATTAACGTCCTCGACGCCGCTGGCAATATCCGCCCAATGGCAGACCTCATCCCGGAGATAGCGGATGCCTTCGTGGGCATGACCGATCCCGTGCAGAGGGCGGGCCGGGCGAATGAACTGTTCGGCAGGAGCGGGATAGATATGCTCCCGTTTCTCACCCTCGGAAGCAAGGGGCTAGAGGAAATGAGCGTTGAGGCCCGAAAACTCGGCTTAGAACTCTCGGCCGGCAATGTAGCGAAGATTCGCGAGTATACGCTGGCGCAACGGAAGTTCGGCGAGGCGCTGGGGGGAGTGAAACTCGTCATTGGCCTGGCGGTCCTGCCCATCCTGACGCGATTCATGGACCTGCTGATCTCCCTACAGCCGATCATTCGTGACAAACTCGGCGGCGCGATTCAGTGGTTGACTACGGTCTTCGGCGCCCTGGCGGCCTATATCAAGTATGCGGTGACGACGGGGGATTCTCTGAACGAATACCTCACGGGAGCGCGTACCCCGCTCTCTACGTTCTTCCTACTGTTGGGCAAAACCGTCCTCAGCCTGAAGGACATTGGGGAATGGCTCTTGACGGCTGCCGATGCGGTGTTGAAATGGGGCAAAAACATCGCCGATATGCTGGACGATGGCCGATCCATGACGGACAACTTCGGCGCCCTCAACGATATCGTCCCCCTGGTTGCCGACGCTATAGCCGTGCTCGTTGCCGCGATGGTGGTAGGTACAGTGGCGACCTTCGTCGGGGCAATCGCTGACCTTGCAGTCGGAATCATCACGTTCCCCATCGAGCTCCTCAAGGACGTGGTCGGCGCCGTGGCGGACCTGGTATCGACCGCTGCCCAGATGGTCAGCAAGGCGATCACCATCACTCAGAACGTGATTAGGACCGGCGTCGACGTCATTCAGTTCCTGGCCGACGTCACGGGCACCGTCTTCCAGAACGTCATCAGGACGGGCGCGAAGATCATCGACGTACTCAATCCCGTGACCGGCACGGTCACGCAGAACGTCGTCGTGACGCCGCCGGCGGGGGCGGGCGAGGGGACGAAGGGTTGGTTCGCGAACCTGATAGGGAACATTCTAGGCGGCCTCGGCGGCTCGCCGGAGGTCCTTCGAGGCATCAATAAGTTCATAGGTCTCCTCGGAGCGGCTATCGGTGGAGGCATAGTTGTCGCAATCAGCGGCGGCATTACCGCTGCTGGCGTCGGTACGGTTCTGGTGGCTGCCATTGCCCTTCCAATCGGCGTCGCGTTCGCGACCTACCTGGCGATCATCGCGGAACTTCCCGTGATCTTGATGGTCGCCCTCATTCGGCATTTTGGCGGAGCAATCAAGGTGTTTTTCGGCCAAACCCTACCGCGTTTGTTCACTGAGGGAATCCCGCAGTTTGCAAAGTCCTTGCCAGGCTGGGCCGGCTTCCTCGCCGGTGCCGTGGCTGGCGCAATCATCTTTGCCCTGTTCGGCATTCCGGCGCTGCTCATCACTCGCGTTGCGCCGGCGCTCACTGAGGCCATCGGCGGCCTTTTCAAAGGCATATCGTGGGACAAGATCGGCGAGACCTTTGCAGGTCTGGGCGGGCGAATCGCCGGTTGGATCACCGGCGGACTAGCGGCCGTAGGCGCGGCCTTCAGCGCGATCCCCGGTCTCTTGTCCGATGCGCTGAAGTCTATCCCTGGCCTGTTGGCGGAGATCGGTCGGGGCATTCAGGACTTTGCTGCGAGTGTCCCCGGCTGGATCGCTGAAGCCTTCGTGTCGATACCCGGACTTGTGGTCGATATCTCCACGGCTTTCCTTGACTTCGCGACTAATCTGCCCGGTTGGATCAGCGCTGCCTTCGCCGCTATCCCGGGGATCATTATGGGCTTCCTGAGCGGTGCTGGCGGCGCGGTAGAACTCGTCGCAGGGGCGATGGCGAGCATCTTCCAGGCGGTCTTGACCACGCCGCTCGGCGATGCAGCTGGCTACATTATGGGGCAGCTCGCGGCGGGCTTCGCCGCAGGCTGGAGCGCGGTCAATGACATGACTGGGGGAAGCCTCGCGGACCTAACAAATGCGCTGGGCGGCTTCACTACCACCATGTGGACGCTCGGCAGCAATGCCGTCGGGGCTTTCTGGGACGGCCTGACAGCCGCTTTCGGCTGGTCCTTCGATTGGGGGCAGAGGATAGTCAACGGCCTGTGGGAGGGAATTCAGTCGCTCAAGGACTGGATCGTCGGGCAGGCGGAAAGCTTTGGCTTGTCGATATACAACGCCATCAAGGACGGTCTCGCCGACCTCTGGCCCTTCTCGCCCTCAAAGGCAGGGGTCAAGATCGGCAGCGGTCTCATCCTTGGCATCGGCAAGGGAATCGCGGACAGCCTATCGGCTCTCTCCAGCCCCATGTCGGGCCTCAACCGGGCCATGGTCACATCGGGCGCTTATGGCGGTGGGGTTGGTAGCAGGTCGACCCCCGTGAATCAATCCACGATCGGGCACCAGGGGATGAACAATTATGGGAGGATCGACGTCCACGTCCAGGGCGGGGGCAGCGACTTCTTGGCCGAACTGGAGCGGCAGCTACGATGACTGGCCTCGGTCGTCTTTCCCCTTGGCGATGTGGCGCTTTAGTCGGCGACCAATGGCCCCACCGACGAGGCCCCCGAGTATCACGAGTGCGATGTAACCGAGCATGTTTTCCGTCCTTCGAGCGGGAACTAGATGATAACACAATTGTCAAGAGGGCAGCCTAGATGACCGCGATACTGACGCCCAAGACCTTCGGCGGCAACGCCGTCAACGACGGAACTCAGTACCGCGCCCGCTTCACCGCCGACTCGCCCATCGGCCAGTCCTACGCTGCCAAGCCGAAC